CCCCCAGCCGGCGTGTCAGGGGTCCCCACCCCCTCCGTCCCATGCAGACCCCATCTCGTTGATGAGCGCTTCGGCCCGCTCCGCTGCGCTCTCGCGCCGCGCCGGAGCCTTGCAGTACCGCCTGAGGATGGTGCGCACCACCGCTTGGAACGTCATCGTCTCGCCTTTCCGTCCGAAGGTGCGCCGGCATCGGACGAGCAGCGCCCTGTCGGACGCCTTCAGGTCTTCCCACGGCTTGAGCATGGCGACTCTCCACATTTCGTCCACAGGCTTTCCACAATTCTATACCGATTTTGGGCAATAGGACCATCTCAAGGCGAAAAGCCAGCTACAGGTTGGATTTTCGTTGGCCAATCCTGCCGAACGCCGTACCGGAGCAAAGGCCCGGCCACCCGACCTGGGCCGGGGGCTGGGCTTGCTCCTCGTGAGCCGTACTTTGGGCTCGGTCTCCGGAGTCTCCCTTGCCCGGCACGGGCGGGAGATAGCGGGGCAACTTGCCTAGACGTGCCGCCTAGATGTCATGCCTTCCCCACTGCCCTGGCATGGCCGCTTTGACATCACCTTCAATAACGGCCTACAGTCACGACTGCCGGGGTGAACGCGGGCGCGCCCCCGGCAGCCACCAAACGCCGGCAGTGAGTCAGTCGCTGCCGGCGTTTTCTTTGACCGCCCTTGCTGCCGGGCGGCGCACCAAGATATCCATCTCGTCATACGTGAGCTTCAGGAACTGCCGCGCGGCCCATCGTATGTTGCCGTCGGCGCTCGTTTGCTCTGTGCCCGTCAGAGCGCGCCGCACAGTCCGTACCTGCCTACCAAGCAACTGAGTCGAAAATGAGCCCTTGCTCATGAGGACCTCTTGTACCGGATTCTGACCGGCACCAATCCCATCTCGCGAAGGCGCGTGCGCACCTCGCCGATCGGCATCGATGGCGGCATCACGAGCACCGTCCCGCACGCGCACTCGACCCAGGTGGCGCGATGGTTGGCGGGCGGTTTCAGGGGCTGAGTCACCCTATATCCCGACGATCGGCGGGTCGTCCCGCTCCGCGTCGGTGCGCGGCGGTTTCTCTTCGAAGTGATCCGACGGATACCAGTCCTCGCCCGTCGTCTCGGTCATGGTCTCGGCGACCTGGGCGGCCTTGCGCCAGTCGGTGAAGCTGACCGGCTCGACTTCCGCGTGGCCCCCTGGCGAGCGCATCGAGAGCCCCCAGGTCGTGCCGCGCTGATTGCTCAGAACGAAGAACTCCACGTCGGTCTACTCCGGCGGCGTGAGGATGCCGGACGCAGCCGCCGCCGCCTCGAGCGACATGCCCCCGTTGACGAGTCCCTGGAACGCTCGAGCGCGCCCCGCGATGTCGCTGGCGAAGAGCTGCGACCAGTCGAGCTCGATGCGAAACCCTGCCTGAGCGGCTGCGTGCACCACGAGGCGGCCGAGCGGCGCGACGGTGCCGTGGAGGTAGCGCCGCCACGCTTCGCGCTGTGCGGTGCCCTCAGGGCCGCCCAGGAGCGACACGGGCATCCCGCACGCGGTCAGCACCGCCTCGCGCGCCGCCTCGTAGAGCCGCACGCTCGAATCGGGGATGTTCGGGCCGAGCCGCGCGAGCTCGTATTCGCGCCGTGGTGCCTGCCCCTGCCCCTGGCCCCAGCCGCGCCCGGTGGTTTCCACCACGGCAATCTTGCCGCGCAGGCTCGACACGTCCGCCTTGAACTGCTTGACCGTCTCATCGTCGCCGTCGGTCGGGAGCGGCAGGAGGTAGCCGACGGCGGCGTTGAGCTCGTCCGTCATGGAGGTTTCGAGCCGCTGCATCATCGTGCGCAGGCTCCGCGCGGTCATCAGCGGCCCGATACCGCGCCCGGTATCGATGTTGACGTTCCATCGCACGTGCACGACCCGCGAGGATTGCTGATTGACAACGCCACGCGGCAGGCTGAACGTGTAGAGCGTCATCGCCGCGTCGAGCTCGTAGCTGTCGCCGCGCTCAAGGCGCTGGCCGACGCGGAACCAGACGCTTTCACCTTGCTCAATCAGCATCCGGCCAATCTGCGCCATGACCCAGGGCGTGAACGGTGCCGCGCCGGGCCCGGTCACGATGGCGGCGGCGAAGGCGCGCGAGAGGTGCCCGGCTGCGGTCTCAAGCGCCGCCACGTAGGCATCCGCCACGGTGTCGGCGGCGGCGTCGGTGAGCGCCTGCGTGACGATGGCGGAGTAGTTGCGGTGCTCGGTTTCGAGCTCCGATATCCGCGCTTCGGCGGCGCGGTACTTCGACAGCGGCACAATCATCAGCGCAATCCCCAGAGCTTGAAGTTGACGCGGGTGTTGTCCCGCGCATCGATGTTGCTGACCTTGATGCGGTACGACGAGGGCGCGACGATGATTTCGCCGGCAATCCCCTGCGAGGTGCGCTCGCGCCAGCCGAAGCACTGGAAAGCGCGGCTCTCCGCCGCCCCGAGCGGCGTATCCGCGCCGGCACAGTTCAGCAGGTAGGCATAGTTCACGCCGCCGGAGCTGTACCGGAAGATGAAGTGCATCAGCTTCGGCGCATCGTCGGCTTTGAGGAAGTTGTGGAGCGCCGCGTTCGAGATGGTGTAGTCCACGTTGTTGTCGCGCAGCGTCCACTGCCCCGACAGCATCTCGACGAATCCCGAGGTCGCCGGGTGCACGTGGTCTTCGCGCGATACGCCGGTCCCGGTGCCGGGCGCGGCGGTGCCCTCGATTTTGGGGAGCCGGTTCGACAGTGCGCGCGGCGAGCCGCAGTCGCCGTAGGCAAGGCCCGTGCGGCTCGCGTTGGCCTTCGCGCAGGTGCCGCCAATCCCGACGGTGCCGAACGATGAGAGCGGCTGGCGCGGATGCACGTGATCCCACGGGCCGGGCAGTGAGCCGGAGCCCGCCGACGCGGTGCCGGGCGGTTTCGGTGCGAGCACCACGAGGCCCGGTTGGTGCACGTGGTCGCCCCGCGCCGCGCTCGCCGACGTGCCCGGCGTCGGTGCCGCGCCGGTCGGCGCCGGGTTTGCATTCGACAATGGCGTGGGCGTGCCGCCCGCCGCCGGGTGCACGTGGTCTTCGCGCGACACGCCGGTCCCGGTGCCGGGCGCGGCGGTGCCCTCGATTTTGGGGAGCCGGTTCGACAGCACGCGCGGCGAGCCGCAGTCCGCGTACTTCAGACCGCCGCTTCCGTCCGACTTCGCGCAGGTGCCGTTGATGCCGACGGTGCCGAACGATGAGAGCGGCTGCACCGGGTGCACGTGGTCCCAGGGCGCGGGGACCGAGCCCGACCCCGGCGACGCGGTGCCGGGCGCTTTCGGGGGGAGCGCACTGAAGGTCACCACGTGGATATGGTCACCGCGCGATGCGCTCGTGGAGAGCCCAGGCACGGGCGCGGGCCCGGTCGGCGATGGGTCGGCATCGGAGAGCGGTGTCGCCGCGCCGCCGCCCGCGTGGCCGTGGCCCGGCTGGAACTGGTAGAAGGTGACGGCGGGCGTCTCGGCGGAGAGCGATTCGACCGTCGCCGTGGTGCGCGCGCCGCCGGCGAGCGCGGTGAGCTCGCCGGCGAGCGCGATGCCGACCGGCTGCGCAAGCAGCGCTTCGGTGATGGTCACCGTCTCGCCGGCATCGTTGGTGAACGTCGCGCCGATGGGGAGCTCGGTAATGGAGCTGAAGCCGGTCAGCGTGACGTGTACCTCGTTCTTCGAATTCGCCCGGAAGGTGTGGTTGCGCGTGGTGCTGAGCCGCGTCCCGTCTTCGAACACGTGCACCGCGGTGAGCGCGAGGTTGAGCGTCGCGCTCGCCTTGAGCCCGATTTCGATGAATCCCTCGTAGGCGGTGAAGAACGGACCGCCCGTGAGCCCGGCGCTGTAGGTGCGCTGCGCAAGGAGCGGGAGCGCGAGGCCCGGTCCGCTCGCCGCGATGGCCGTGTCGGTCGAGATGGCCGGGACGGTCAAGACCTCGTGGGCGAAGAAGCGGAACGCGATGCCGCTGTCGGCGGCGGCGGCGACCGCGCTCGGCGTGAAGACCGCGTACTCGCCGTCGAACGTGCCGAGCACTCCGTCCGGGACTTGCGCCCCGGCATTGCCAATCGACAACAGGGCCGCTAGCGCGGCGGTACGGGGAAGGCGACCCATGCGAGTGCTCCGTCGGTGGAGGTGAGGATGAAGTGCCCGTCGCCTGGCGGAGCCGGGACGTTCCCGCCCGGTGTCGGCGACGGCGACGGCGACGGCGATGGCCCCGGCGCGGGGTCAATCCCGTCGATGGCCCCGGCCCGGTGGGTGCGCCACTGCGCAAGGAGCTGGGCCGCGCCCGAGACGGTGAGCGCGTCCGCGAGCCGCCGATCCGTCGGGTCGGCGTCGTAGAGCCAGCCCGCGAGCCGGATGAGCGCCGCATCGTGAATGGCGTCCGGCGCGTCCGGCGCGTGGCGTAGCAGGATGGCGCTCGCCGCCGGCACGAGGAAGTTCAGCACCGTCGCGACCGGCCCCGGCACCTCGTTGGCGTCCGTCGCCGCCCGGATGGCGACGGCGACTTCCGCCGCGCTGATGGTCACCGCCATCAGACGAAGTACCGCCGGTGCGGCGTCTCGCGCTCGCGCACTTCGCGGGCGAAGCGAGCCGCGATTTCGCTGTCGCGGTACGCGGGCCGATCCACGAGCGAGAAGCCGGTGAGCCGCGCCGCCTCGACGATCCGGTGCCGGCCTTCCCATCGGTCCTTCGCGGCGCGGAACTCCATCGAGAAGCCACGCAGGATGCGCGCGGAGACGAGCTCGCGCGCTTCCCGCGCATAGGTGGTGTCGGGCAGCGCAATCGCCGCCCTGAGCGCGTCCGGGCCGTCGGTGAGTGTGAGCCCCGCGCCGGAGCGGGCGACGGGCCGGCCCCGATCGTGTTGCAGATTGACAATCACGTCATCGAACGAGAGCGCGCCGGCCCGGAATTCTTCGCTCCACGCGCCGAACTGCGCACGGTCACCGTACCGGATGACCGTCCCGGAGATGTTCCCGTCATCGTCGGCCCGGAACTGGACGAAGCGGGCTTCGACCGGGGCGCTCATGCCTCCGTCCGCACGGCGTAGCGGTGCCAGCCGTCTTTGCGCCGCATCACGAAGTCGAACAGCATGTGCGCGGTGAGCACGACCTGGGCGTTGCCGGCGTTCGTGTAGGGGTCCCGAATCATCGTGATCCCTTGCCACACGGGCGCGACTGCGGCCCCAGGCTCGGAATTGGCGATGGCCGACTGCACCGCCTTGGTGGTGTTGGCCGACTTCCCCTGGATACGCGCCTTGGCCGGAGCCGGTATCTGGAAGCTCCGGCGCACCATCGCCCCGAGTCCGCGCATCGCCATGATGGCGTCGGTCTCGCTGTCATTGGTGCGGTAGAGCGAGCGCCCGAGCGTATAGGTCGCGCCGCCGATGAGCAGCCGGATATCGCCTTCGGTGCGGGCGAACTTCCCGTCGAGCCCATCGGTCAGGATGGCCTTGGCGTTGTTCCAGTTGAGGACCTGCCCCACGTCGTTGCCGTTGAACTCCTGCCCAGGGGGGAGCACCAGGTCAAGCTGGTTGAGCAGCCCGGTCACCTGGTTGTTCGCGCCGGTGCCGGCGAGCAGCTGGGTATCCAATTGGAAACCCATCGCGCGCCGCAGATCGGCCCGGAGCGTCGATTCGAGCAGTCCGCCCATCTCGGCGACGCCTTCCAAGTCCATGACGTAGCGCGCGGTCAGGCGGTGCGGCTCCGCGTCCACCACGTCGAACCGCGCCGCGCCCGCGTCCACCGAGTCGCCGCGCCCCGCCATCGCCGCGTCGGTGCCGGCCACCATGACCGGATAGCGCCGCTCGCCCGCCGGCACCATCGGCATCGATATCCCGAGGTACGCCGCGTCGGTCTCGACGAACACCCGCGAGAGCATCGGTCCCGTGGTGACGTTGATGGTGCCCGGCGGGAGCGCATCGCCGCCTGCGTTCTGCGGCGAGACCGCGTCCGCGCGCTCTTCGGGCGTCGGGAGCATCGCTTCGAGCGGAATGGCCTGATCGGAAAGCCCGAGCTCCGCGCGGAGCTCGCCTTCCGCGCCGTCGAGCGTGCGCTGGCGGGCGATGCCGGAGAGGTAGCGCCCGAGGCTGATCCGATCCCGGAGCTCGGGCGGCGCTTCCGTGGGCTCCGCCGACAGGAGCTCCGCCACCGCCTGATCGGCGGCGTTGAGCGCGTCCACCGCGCCCGCGCGCTCTTCGGCGGTGCAATCGTCGGCGAGCGCGTTGAGCGCTTGGCGCGCTTCGACTTGCGCGAGCAATCCCGCGCGCATTTCTGGGGTCATGGCTGTCAGTCTCCATATGCGCCGGCTGAGAGGGTGCGCACGGCCCGGCGCTCGCCGCGCGCACCCGGTGTTCGATGGGCCGCTCAAGCGCTGAGGCGCGTCGCCGTGACCGTGAGTTGCCGCCCGCGCCGCGCTTCGGTGACCGACACCACGCTCCATTGCTCCTCACCGTCAATGAGGACGGTGCCGGGCGCGATGTCGGCGCGGGTGCGAATCGCCCAGGTGCGGGTGCCGAGCACTGCCGGAATGGTGTCGCCGTCATCGGTGACGCGCGAATCGATGAACTGCGCAACCTCGTCACTGTCGGCGAGCGCGGCCCACAGGGTGACTTCCTGCCCCGGCGCGGAGACGAACGCCACCGCGGCGTTCAACGCCGCCGGAGCGGTCAGCGGCCCGGTGAACGCCACCGGCTCCGCGAGCCCCGGATTCACCGCTTCGAGCGTCCACGGTCCGCCCGAGCTCGGGAGCGGCAGCAGGAACCGGTCGAGCGGATTCGTGGTGCTGCGGTCGGTGATGCCGGCGCGAGAGATGGTCTCCGTCTTGTCCGCAGCGATGGCCGCGACGCGGAATCCGGCATACGTGCGAATCGCCGCCGCGAGCGCCGCGCGTTCGTCGGCGGTGCCCTGTGGCGTGAGGAACAGCGAGCCGAACCGGCTCCGCGTGACGGTTTCGAACGGGAGCCCTTCGCGCGGCACGAGCGCGGTGCGCGCGAGCGTGGTGCCCCAGGCGACGTCGCTCTCGACGGTGAGCGCGTCCTGGCCGATCCGCAGCACCGTCCCGGCGCGGAGCACGCCTTCCGCCGTGTCCGGCACCGCGCCCGCCTTTGTGAGCGGCTGCAAGGCGAAGTGCCGGTTGTTCGCGATGAGCGCGGCGACGGTGCGCCACGAATCGAGCGCCGTGCCCGCGCTCGACAGCGGGAAGCCCGCCGGTGCCTGGATGCGGATGAGGCGGTCGAGCCGCCCCGGCGTGCGCCGCGCTCTAGCCACCGGTGAGGATTCTCCGGCGCTTGAGCGGCGACGCGGCGACGAACGCGCCCCAGTCCGCCTGTCCCGCGATGGTCGAAGCCTTCAGGAAGCGCTCGCGGGTGTCGGCGATATGGCAGTCCCGGCACAGCGTGCGCAGGTTCTCCATGTCGTGCGAGCCGCCTTCCGAGAGCCGCACGATATGGTCACATTCGAGGTGCTCGCGCGACCCGCACTTCACGCATTGGTAGCCGTCGCGGTGGAACACCCGGACGCGGCGCACGCGCCAGTCGGGCGGCAGCTTGTCGAGGTGGTGGCGGCTCATTGCTGATTGACAACACACCCGGAACGATGGCATTTTCGCGACCTCGCGCCGGCGACGTCGCGGCGGAACGATGGCATTTTCGCGACCTCGCGCCGGCGACGTCGCGGTGGAACGCAATCAAAACAGGAGGGACCGATGAGCCTCACACTGAGATTGAGCACCGATGATCGGAAGGAGCTGAAGGCGTGCATCGCGTTGATGGGGGAGGCGACCGCGAGCAAGACCCTCGTTCGGATGCTCCACGAATATCGGGCGCTGCGCGACGAACGCGACGCGCTGCGCGAAGCGTTGGCGGACGCGAGACATTCGGTACGCATCCGCAATTCCGCGATTGAGCGATGGCAGGCGGCGAGCGCCGTCCTGCGGGACTTCGATACCGGGAGCGGTTTTTGATGGCGGAGCAAACCAGTCTTCCCGACCTTTCGCCGGCTCCGCCCGTCAACCGCCCGCACTACCATGTCTGGTACATGGCGGCGACGGGCCGGGCGTTCTTCCGCCTCGCGCGCGGATTCCACACCCGGCAGGCGGCGCGTCAGTTCGCCGTGCGGCGTCAGCCCGATCCGAAACGGCGCATGGTGCTCGAATGCACCAATCCGGCGTGCGCTCCGAAGCTCGATTGACATCAGACCACGCTCACCTTGAACAGCGGAGCTGACGGCACGAGCTCCGCGAGCCCGGACGCGATGACGGCGGCGGAGAGCGCATCGATCCGCGCATTGTCCGCCGCCTTGTTGAGCGCGGGGTTCCCCGCCCCGTCATAGCGCAGCACGCTCGACGCGATGGCCGCTTCGAGCATGGTGCTCCCGTGGGTGCGCAGCCGCTCGCTGCGCACGAGGCGCTGGAAGGCGCGCACGTCGTGGGAGCCGTCCGCGTGCGCCGCCGCCCCTTGGCCGCGCCATTGGACCGCGTAGTTCGGGATGCGCGCATCGGCGAACGCCTGCGAGGCTTCCGCGCGGCGATGCCGATCCGCGCCGACCATGATGATCCGGCCCATCCCCCCCACGAGGTCGAAGAAGTCCCGCAGGAACGGCACCACGGGCGTGATGCGCCCCGGATAGAGCCGGAGCTCGCCTTGGCGCTGCATCCGGTCATAGAGGGTGCCCATGCGGTCCTCGCGCGCCCGCGCCGAGAGCGGCGGGTCATCGCCGAACGCGCCCCGCACCAGCATCGCGCCGGTGTCGATTGACAATGCCACCGCCGCCGTCATCGAGACCGAGCCACCCAGGTCGATACCGACCACCAGGTCGCCGGTGAGCGCGCAATCGTCGGTGCGGATGCACCGCGCATACTCGGCCACCGAGACGATGGTCTCGCGCTCGGGGTCCACCGGCTGATTGAGGTCATAGGCGCGAAAGTGCGCCTCGTTGCCCGGTGCCGCCTTGGCGCGCTCCGCCTGATGCGCCATGTAGGCCCGCGACTTGATGCCGGCTTCAAGGCCCGGATTGGCGGCGTCCCATCCCGCCGGGTCGTCGAGCTCGGCATCGAGGGGCGCGGCCCACTTGCGCCAGTGAATGCCGGGCGAGCCGGCGCGCGCTTCCATCTCCGCGAACATCGGCCCGTCGCCCTGGATGGAGATGCACCACAAGCGCCCGTCGCGCCCGCTGATGCTCGACATGAGCGCGTTCCACAGCGCGCGCTTGTTCTCCACGAGCAGCCCCGCCTCGTCAATGATGGCGAGGTCCGCCCCGATGGCGTGGCCCGTGGCCTTGTCGGCGCTCAGGAAGCGCAGGTTCGACCGGTAGAGCCCGATGAGGATGCCCGGCGGCGGCGACTTGTGGAGCTTCAGGTGCTTGCTCAGGCCCGACGCTTCCGCCGTGAGCTCGATGGCGTCACGGAGCTCCTTCGCGAGCAGCCCGGTCACTGAGGTCACCACACCGCGCCAGTCGGTGCGCGCGAGCGGCCCCACCAGGTGCGCGAGCAGAATCGCGGCGATGAGGCCCGACTTGCCGTTCTTCCTCGCAATCGACAACCCCGCCTCGCGGGTGTCGGGCGCGTAGGCGTCGAGCACCCATTCGCGCTGCCAGTCGGGGAGCAAGAAGGGCTGCCCGGCGAGCGGGCCGGACGGCACCTGGAGCGTCGATTCAATCCACTCCAGGGCGTGCTCGATTTCGTGTCGGGGATTCGAGCCGGCGGCGTAGACCGCGACTTCGCGGTTGATCAAGCGCTCGGCTTCCTCGCGCTTCTTGCGGCGGTACTCCCGCATGTAGGCGTTGTGGTACGCCTTCGACCCCTGGGGGTGAGGATTCCTAGATGCTGGGAGTCCCTTAGCCATGAGACACAAGATATTGTGTCAATGAAGAGCAGTCAATAATCGCTCTCACCT